ATGGTCGGTTTGGGAACACGCCAGCCTTGGACCGGAAGATCACGTTAAAAAAGTCATTGGCGGCATTACATATACAGCAACAAATATTGCTTTGTATGGAAGCCGTCTTGTTCTTGGTGGTGTAAAGCAACTAGAGAACGTCTGGTTCATGTCTCAGATTGATGAGCCAAATCATTGGGTAGTCGTGACTGGAAATGCCGAAGATGCAATTGCTGGTAATGATGGGCAATGGGGTGTTCCGGGTGACGAAATTATTGCATTGATTCCGTTTGGTCAGGGCAGCATTATCTTTGCTGGTAAGAAATCAATGTCGATGTTGACGCAAGATCCAATCTTTGGAAGTGCGTCAATTCAGCAACTGAGCAGAACAGTTGGTATTTGCGGACCAAGAGGATGGTGCAACGGTCCAGAGAAATCCGTGTTCCTATTGTCCCAAGACGGCCTGTACCGAATTACTCCCAACGACTTTAATATTGATCGTGGTCAACTGATATCACGAGACAAACTTGATTCGTTCTTTGCCAACTTGAAGTGGGAAGATATTAGCCCGTCAATTACTTATGACGTTGAGCGAAGGGGTGTTTGGATTTTCCTTACCAGAATTGATCAGCCTGCAAGTAGCACCCACTTGTTCTACTCAGAGCAGACGGATGGGTTCTTCCCATTCAAGATGTATGACCCGAATTTCTATGGCGCCTTTTCGCAAGCGCAAATGTTGACAGACGATGGCCGGGTGCAAGTAACAATCTTTGGTAGTTCAACTGGTCAACTTGGAATCTTTGACTCCTCATTGGTTGTCGGAATTGATGGATACGTTGCTGCTGGATATCCCTCTGACAGAAATCCCACCGTAGGCCAATCGTTTTCACAACGAATACAAGGATCAGTTTCAATCGGTCCAATTGTGTCATCATCTCCCGGCCTAGCCTTTTGCAACGAAGTACAAATTGAACTTGGCGCCGATACTTATCTTGCTGACACAAACGTAAAAGGGATTTCCGCTTATCCAACCGTACAGATTCTTTCTGCACCAACAGCCCAAGAAGCCATTGCTGACAACATAAACACCTTGGTGGTGAATCAGGTTCTGTTTATTACGGCTGGCGGTGGATTCGCTCCAATATTTTCAGAAACAACTACATATGACGGTGGCGGAGCGGTTCAAACAATAACCATATATGTAGACGGCGCATACGCAACATCCGCTACTGGTGTATATACATCACAAGACACGTTTGTATCACCCTTGCTGCGAGTATTTGAGAACTCTACAAGCCAGTTCCAATTGACTCGCGGATCTATTGGCGGTGCCACTCGTTGGTATATCAGTTTCCAAGTTGACGATTTTCCGGTGTATGTGCAGCAACAAGTCAACGGTGCTTACGCAGATGATCCAAGTGTTGGTGAATATCGATTTACCAACATTGATTCTACGGGAGCCATAGTGGCAACTCTTGCCACAGATACGGCCTCAGTTTCTGCATCTGGATTTAGCGCAGCAACAGTTACCGATATTGGAAATATTGCAGAAGGTGCAAACAACCGATTGCGCTGCCGTGTTCGCGACAATGCGATGTTTGTTCGCGTTCGTTCATCTGGATACCCATTTGCGTTTGAACGAGTCGGCCTAAATCTTCAGGTTGTTGGACCAAGAAGGACGGTACGCGATGTCTAACAATGAAATCGGCCCAAACAGGGTGGAGCAAATCAGGGATCTTGAGAAGCAAATGCTGTCGCTTCCACAGGTCAACGTGGAGACTGCAAGCCTTATCTACGGAGATATGTACGCCCGCACTATCTTTGTCCCAGCCGGGACGATGGTGACTGGGGCGCTAACCAACCTCGACAACATCTGCATTGTGTCTGGTGATATTAGCGTGACCACCGATTCTGGGATGCGGCGCCTCATTGGGTATCACGTTCTGCCTGCCGCAAAGGGATCTAAGCGAGTTGGATACACGCACTCAGATACCTATTGGACAACCGTTGTCCCCACCAAAGCGCAAACGGTCGAAGACGCCGAAGATGAAATGACATCTGAAACGCACATCCTTCAGACGCGCCGGACTGGTATTGAGTTTGATTGGAACAGCAAAGCGCGAAGTGACTACAACGCATTTGTTCGTGAGTATGGGTTGCCGCTTGGATTCATTGACCAAGAGATGCGGCGTACTGACGATCTTCTCGAAACAGACGCCTGCTTCCGCAATACGGTGATGCAGCAATCTGCAATTCATGGGATTGGGATTGTGGCGATCCGTGACATATGCAAGGGTGAATGTATTGCCCCGGCCCGTAGGGATCGGATGCGTTGCGTGGCTGGTCGGTTTACTAATCACTCGCACGAACCAAACGCAGAGTTTCAAGCAACTGGAATTGACGATCATGTTGACATGATTGCTCTGCTTGACATTTCTGCTGGAACTGAAATTACTGTGGACTATCGAACATCTGGTCGAGTTGCCCTCGAATTAGAAAGAGAGATCTAAATGTCACTCATTGGAGCAGCAATCGGAATTGGGGTTGGAGCAAGCGCAGCAGCAGCCATCGGAACTGGTCTTGTGGTCGGTGGAGTTGTTGCTGGTACTGGCGCCATTGCGTCAGGCATCTTGGCAAAGCAAGCAGCCGATCAGAAACAAGCCGCCTATCGAAACATGGCTCAATGGGCCGGGGGTCAATACGGAGAACTTGGCACATACCAGCAGAAAGAACAAGACAAGATTCTCAAGTCGTTCATTGACAATCGATCTGCGAATATGACCAAATATACGGGCGGTTATAACCAACTGCTGAGTGATTTCAATTCGCGATACCAAGATTTGGAATCGACGTACGCACAACAGTCTGCTGGACTTACTGCTAGTTACCGTGAAGGTATGCAGGGCGTTCGCGCTATTGCTGAATCGGGACGGACCAATACCCTTGCGGCGATTGATCAGGCAACTAATACGAACGTCCAGCGTATGCAGCAATCACAGGCGTTTACTGGATTGTCCGGCACATCGTTTGGTCAATCGGGCTTGGCAGCACAGCAAAGCCAAGGCGCCCTACAGAAGGGTGTGGTTGAAGAACAATACTCAAGTCAATTGGCGGGTATTCAGCAGGCGATGGTGCAAGGAACTACGGCTCTGGAACAACAGCGTCTTGGAACAATGACACAAATGAGCCAAGCGCGAGTTGGTGGCGGATTGACATTGCAGCAGCAGTTGCTCCAACAGCAGTTTGGGCAATCGGAAGATGTGGCAAGGCAGTCAACTGCATTGCGGTCAGACTTCCTAAACGCTCAGGTAAACGTCGAGCGCGAACGTGTTGCACGGGTCCTTGGGCCAAAGGCTGCGGCTGCGCAATACGCTGGATCCGGTTACCAAACCGCTGCGGCTATTGTTGGTGGAGCAACTAGTGGCATTGCGTCTGGGATGATGGGAATGATCCAGCCCTATATGGCTGGCGCTGCATATCAATCTGGAATGAATTCTCAATACTAAAAAAGAGATACCGACATGGCTTATTACGACGATATTCAGGATGATATGAACCGAAGTGGTTCGCGATCAATTGGCGAATCGCAGATGCAGCAAGGTCAAAGCAATGGAACCTTTATGCTCAACCTTGGGAAGTTCTTCATGTACGCGGGTACGGGCATGGCACAGGGTATTGGTACTGGCCTTGCAAATACTGATCTCAACAACCCGTTTAAGGGTGCTGGTATGGCAAACCTCGGCGGTCTTGGAATGGCAACAAATGCCAGTCAAACCCAATCCGCCTTGGACACCGAACAGGCGCAAATGCCGTGGGCCATTGAGAAACAGAAAGCAGCATCGGCGTTAAGGCTTGACGAGTATCAGGCCAAACTAAACAAGGATCTTGAGAACACCAAATCCATTCTCAAGACATACAAGCCATCAAAGTCAACATCTGAACGTCGGACGGCAGAAGAGATGGAAGATCGCGGCGAACTAAATATTGGCGCCTCGTATCTGTCCCCTGCTGGGAAAGTGTTTCTGGCACAACAAGGACTTGCAGCAAGTAGGGCTGCACAGACATTGTTCGGC